CCATGAATTGATGAGCCATCTTTATTTGCCACTCTTCAGTAGCTACAAATTCTGTACCTACATCATACATCTTTGTTTGAGAACCTTGAGCATTTGTTGTTCCAACAATATTCTTTGTAATCTTTATTTTCATTTTCAACCTTTAAGATAGAGGGGATTGCTCCCCTCCATCAAGCTAGCATTTAGGATGCGTGTGCAGTAAATGCGCTGTCACCAGTATGCCTTGCATGACCCTTGACAATCATTGCACCAATTGGAGTACCAGTTGAGTGGGTTCCAGTTTTTGCAAGAACTACGCGAACATACCTCTTGCCACCAACGTAACCTACTCTATGGATTTCTCCAGTTGTATCTGGATTACCACCTGCTGAACCATCCATTTTAAGGAAGATACCACCAGATGATATTGTGCCATCTACGATATCTGCTTGTGCTACATCTGAAAAAGATGAGTTATCATCAGAATGCTCTAATGAAACCTCAAAATGTACTGAGCTTGAGAGAGTATCCCCCTCTGCTCCAACAAATACAACAGCTGTTGCTGACTCGTATCCTTGTAAATCTACACCACTACCATTAACAGCCGCTGTCCTTACAGCAGGAATGATAGAGATTGCAGGACTAATATTATTTGATAAGTCTTTCATTTATACCCCCTATTAAGCTGAGATTGTTTGGATTCGGAGAGCTTCTGGAAGAATTACCTGACCACCTACTCTACGTCTTGCAACATAACGAACATTGCCTGAAGTAGCTTGTGTAAATGGGTCACGCAATACAGAGAGATTTACACGATCAACGATCATATATCCTCTTGAGAAGTCACCGAAGATTACTGGCTTTGCTGATGAACCAACATCTGCTAAGTCTGGAGCTTCCACATAAGGATACCCAAGAACAGAGTTTGGCACACCTGCTGTCAACATCATTCCTGCTTGGAATACATATTGTCCTGCTGAGTCTTTCAGCTTTCTAATTGCTCCAAGAGTTGTTCTGTTGAACATAAATGTAGCATTTTGCCCATAATCAGATTTGATAGCGTGAACTAATGAGATAAGACCATCACCAGTTAAAAGCGTACCACTTCCAGAAACAGTTGTGCCAACACTAGAGTTGGTTATAACACCTTCTGGTTTTCCTACTGCATCACCTAGAATGAAAGAATTACCTTCTGCCTTTGCAAATTGTGTAGCAAATTCAGACTGCATTTCTGTTTCCATATTGAAAGCTGAATCATCCAACTGTTGTGTAGAAATATCAACAAGAGCATATAACTCATGTGTTGGAATTTCTTCTAACGCTGTTGTGTATCCAGTTGTTTCAGAACGACTTGCAGTTTCAGCAACCCATTGTGCAGAAAATGTAGCTGTTCTTGATGGGATTTGAACTGACTTATTAGATGTAGTTCTAACCCTAGCAACACTTCGGAAAGGAGTTACTTCTGTAATGGTTTTGATTAACTCATTTACATACTCTGGTGGAGCAAGATATCCTGCTTGCGTATCATCAGATACTGTAAGAGCTTTCTTTTCCATTTCATCAAGCTCATGCTCACCTTTTCTGACCCATTTATCAAAAACTTGCATTTTTGTATCAATGTCATCAGCAGGTAGATTTGCTTCTGGTCTTTTAAGCATAGTTTCAAAGTTATCTAACTTCTCTCCATACTTCTTTTGCTCTTGCTGTTGCACAGTAAGTTTTTGGTTTATATCCTCAAACTTGTCCATGTCAGCTTCGATTTTTTTGATCTTCTCATCATAGAGAACATCAGCAGAGTCTTTTTTTTCGATCTCTGCAAGCCTAGTTTCGTTGGTAGCTTTGAACTCTTCAAAAGCCTTAACCATACCCTCTACGGCTTCTTTTACTTCTTCTGCCATAAGATTAGCTCCTATTTTTTTAAGGTTTGTGTGAAAGCATTAATTTTGCTTAGTAAATCAGCATCTTTACCAACCTCTCGTTGACTTAGAGCCTTATGGACAGCAGATGCCGCCACTTTTGCTTCTGAATGTGACAAGTCACCTACATCTCGTAGTTTCTTCTCCCACTCCCTAACAGTCATGTCACTCTTCACAGCTTGTATCCGTGCACTTGGATTCATTGGAAAGGTAACAGCTGAAATTTCCATTAGATCAACTTCTTTCAAGTTTCTTGTTCTTTTTCTCTTGTCATATTCATAGCCTTTGGCATCTACTCTATATCCTACAGAGAGTCCATCTATTGCTCCCATCTTCATAAGCTCATAGACTTCTCTTCCTTTTCGAGTTCCCATTGCCAAACGACCCTTAACATATAGACCATCATCATCTTCTTTAACTTGGTCAAACACACCTATTGGTTCTTTTGTGTCATGTTGATAGAGCATTTTTATTTTCTTAGCACCCTTACGTCTTAGAGAACGCATGAAAGCACCCTTCTCTATTATATCGTTACCTAAATCTTTATTGCCAAAGATAGAAGCATATCCAGTAAACTCACCTTTATCTTCTTCACCTTCAGCTTTTATTTCAGCTTCAAAATCTAAATAATCAGAAAAATCTTTCTGCTCTAATTCGTTTTCAATGTCATCCATCTTGAACCCTTTGCTGTTAAACGTTCTCATGCAAATTGCATATCTCTGATTGCTATCAGTGTACTCTCTTCGCATTGTGTCAGATGACATACAGCGACCCATAAATCTTTCTCTACTCTCGCCTGCACTTGGTCTTGGTATTGGCATACTTTATCTTATACAACGTATTTCGCAGATTTAAAACAAAAAAAACTTTTTTTCAATTAATGTTTGACAACCCTCTAACAAATTGTTATTCTATAAACATAAAGAGAATCATTAGAGAGAGAAAAAAGAAAATGTCACAAGGAATTGTAAAAAAATGTTTCAAGGATAAGAATTTATCTTCAACATCAAGAGCATGGACTAAGAAATATAAAAAGAATGCAAATAAAAAAGAAAGATCAAGAGCAAAAAATGATCTTAGAAATCATTAAAAAAAAGAAAGAGAGAGAAATGATGGACTTAGAAAAAATATTAAAAGAAAGAGATGAAGAGATAGAAGAGTTAAAAAGGGAGATAAGAATTTTAAAAGCATCTTGTAACAAGTGGTATCAGATTTATAAAGATTTTAGAACAAGATTAATGGCAAGGGATTAATGTAATGGACTATTCAAGAGAAAGCATAGATAGATGGGAAGCAGAATATAAAATTCCACATCAAGGCGAAATTGAAAGATCAATAAGTATTCTTGTTGACAAAGTAGAAATGGCTATCAAAAAAGGAAATAAAGTATCAGATGAATCAAAAGAAGCAATCAAGGTACTTAATCAATTAATAAAATCAAATGATCATCCTTTTGGGGGATGGGCAATATTTAGACCTTAGAAAAGGAAGATAATATGAAATATGATTATAAAAAACTTTATGAGAGAAATCAAAAAGAAGTAATACGATTGAGAAATCTATTAAGAAAAGCCAATATATCAACAGGTTCTTCAGAAGAAACATTATTGTATGTAGATTACGATATGCTTGAAACGATAGGACTTAAAGTTAGAGAGAAAACTAAATGAAACAAATAGAATCAATGGAAAACATTTTTGCTTTCTTAAAAAAATCACCTGTAAAATTTAATGTGACGAGTATAACTGGTGGATGTGTTCATGTTAAATTCCATATACCGTGGGAAATAAATACCCCTAAGACTCTTGGAGAAGTAACAAGCGAAGAAATCCATGAAGCATATAAGGAACACGAAACAGATAGAATAACGTAACAAAGGAACTCCCTATCGAAAGCCTCGATTTGACTGCTCAAATCTGATAGGGTAAACTTAACCCCCAATGACCTTTCTCTCTCTTACAATCATTGGGGGTCTTTTTTTAATCTATACTGATAAAAGGGAAAAATAAAAGATTATCCCAATCAGTAACTGTAAAAAACAAACAACAAATAAAAAGAAGAAGTGCTAAGATGATCAATTCAAAACCATCTGGTCTTCTATCTTTTCTCATGTAAGTGTTTCATTTCCCCAACTATCCCAACCACCACCAATTACATTTCTAGCAAACAATTCTATTCTGGGTGCATTGCCACAGAGTTTTACTATATGATCTCTGACACATTGGGGTTTCTCTGAATGTCTTGCTATTGGCTCATAGATAATCTGATGAACAGAACTAGATACTCTCTTAGGTTTGCCTTTAGTTGCCAATAAACAAATCTCGTTATTTGATCTTGTCCAATATCCCAAACCCCAAAAGAAACTATTCTTGTTCTTATTTCTTTTTACCCAACTAAAAGCACAGGTCTTGTAGGTAAATCCCCATCTTTCTATAGTTTGCAAACCCTCTTTCAACAATGGATAAGTAACCCATAAAAACAAAACACAATCATCTTCAGAAATAGATTCTACTGGTAACTTATAGATATCCTCAATGTTCATACACGAGTAGTGTTGTGTAGCATTTTTGTCATCTCCCTTTTTCGACCAATTCTTAAATGCCCAAGGGGGGTCTGCATAGATAATAGAATATTTCTTACTTGGAAATATCATTTGACCTTAGAATATAAAGTATCCTTATCTATCTTTTTATTATCAGTAACTGCTTTATTTACTTCATCTGTAAATGTTTTTGCTTTTGCTGATGTAAGAGAAAGGTCTTTGAAATATAAATCTCTCCAGTTATCGAACTTCTGAGCATAATCTTTTATTGCCTCATTAAGTGTTTTGTATTTATAAAAATGTATACCGCTAACTGTTCCAGATATATTTTCTTTTAGATTTCTTAAAAAAAATGTGTTGTTGGTTAATCTCATTTTACTCCTCCAGTATTTTATCATCTGGTTCTAAATATAATATAACGCACCTACAGTTAATAATGTTAGCAGGACCTCCTCTTGGGTCACCTGCGTGTTTCATTCTATATTCTACTCCATTATAGAAAACAGTAAAATCATCTTCCAAATTAACTGTTACCCCATTCATTGCTCTGTGATGTTTCCTAGTTCTATTGTCATTAGTACTTATCCATCTCTTTTGCATAGGGAGATTAAAACTCTCTGCCATAAGTTGATTCCCAAATGATGCCGCTTGATGGGTTTCTGTTCTTGCTATCAATACTGCTCTTTTCCTTGTGAATACTGGCTTTGTCTTTTCTATGATCTTTGATGCTGTAGCTTGTACTCCTATCCCATCTAATTCAGACTCAAGTATTATTCTGTTGATTATATTTCGTGTTGTCTGTGATATCTGAGTAATCTTTAATCCTGCATGAACAGTAATATATTGTCTTACTAATCTCTCAAAATCAGTTTCTTCTTTAGAAAAAACAAATCTATTTGCCATCATTGTAATTATTGCTCGATAATGTGGAAGTAATATTTGCGATAATCTTCTGGGCATATCATTAAGATAAACTCTTCCATCTAGTATTTCTCTACTAGCTATCTTTCCATTTTCTTCAAAGAATCCTAATAACTGATTGTAAAGTTTACGTTCAAAGGAATTTCGTATTCTAGTCTGTTCTTTTAGAGTTTGCCTAATAGAAACAAGTCTGCTTCTTTGTTTCGTCTTTATCTTCATTCCTGTATCTTTCTTCTAAGATGGCTATACGCACTTATATCCTTATCTTCTTCCTTATCTTTTTCACGTTTTAATACATGATCAATCCATTCTGGGTGCATATCATAATAAAATCTTTCACAATAATAGCAACGTAACATATCATCTACCTTGACTTTATCGTGACCACAAACCGAACAGGTAATTGAACTCAAAAAGAAATTACTTATCTGTTTTGAGAGGGTGACCTTCTGGCAACAAATCTCTGTCAAATTTTCCACTCCTAAATCTACCTGATCTAACAGCAAACAAAAAGGCATTTACTCTAGCATATGCCCATTGATCTGAACTTGAAACACTTGGTCTTACACTTTGAGGATTGGTATTATAAGCACCTATACCTCTTCTGAATACTGCCATCAACATTCTAAGGGTTACTCTTTTGCCCTTTTTATCCCCATGCTTATCATTATGATCTTTAACTTTTTTATCTAATCCCTTTTTTACTTTTTCAGATACTTGTGCTTTATCTTCTTCAGTAAATTCAATAAACTCAAAATCTTCTGACTTCTCTTTCTCTAATTGATCTCTCTTCTTTTTAGACCAACTAAATCCTGCGTCACCACCCCATAATGCCCATGCTATTCTTCCTGCACTTGGATAACCCTTCTCACCTGGTCTAAACCCTTCTGCTTTCTTGTCTACCTCATGTCTTGCAAAGAAACTATACATTCTTCTAACAGTTGATGGAGCTAATCTTTGTTTGTTTATTAATTGTCTTGCTCTTGCTACTCCCACAGCTGTACCACCTCTTTTAAATTCTTTTCTCCAATCTAAACCTTTTCGTGCTTCCTCTGCCATCCCCTCTGTTGGTGTTGTATCTATATCACTCTCTGCTTTTGATCTCTCTAATGGATCACCAGTTCTTTCTTCATATTCTTCATGGCTCTGACAAGGCATATAGATTATCGTGCCATCATCATTATGGCTATGAAAACCTACACACCCTATCTCTTCTGCTCGTTCTCTTGCTTCTTCTTCTGTTGTGAAAACATCTTTTTCTATCTCTGCTTTTTCCTCTGAATAATCAAAGTCTTTATCATCATCTTCTGCTGTTTCACCCTCTGCAGGTGCTACTTCTGGTGAGCCAAGAGGAAATAGGTTAGCAGATATATAAACATCATCCCCACCTTCAATTGGCTCATATCCTAATCTTTCTCTTGCTTCATTACGACTTATAATTCCCTCTCTTACTGCTTGAACAACATTCTCGTATGTTTTCTTTCTTCTCTCTGCCATCGCAGGAATAGAATCAATATCGTATCGAACTGATATATTATCTCCAAAGCGTGGAGCTAACCATTCATTTAAATCGCTCTCTACCCTTTTTATTAAAGGTATTATTGTATCTTCATATAATGCAAGTCTTGCTTCCGAAACATTATTATAAGTTTGTGAATCTGGAACCCCTACTAGCTGTGATGGAACTCCAAAACAAAGGGCAATATCTCTAGCACTCATGTTTTTTAATTCCAGAAAATCCATATCCTTTGGACTAAGACCCATCTCTTTCCAATCAAAATCACCCTCTAATAACATGGGTCTACCTGCATTATTAGAACCTGAGAATCTTTGATTGAGGTCTGTCATAAGTTGTTGTCTTTGAGATTCACTTAATTGTAAACTCATTCCAGACTCATCTTTTGGTTTGAATATAACAGCTCCACTTGGTCTAGCACCATTCATTAACAATCCCAGATTATGTCTTGCCGCATAATTATGTTGGTCGATATCAGAAGATGCCGCTTTAATTGGTGATAAACCATAGTAATCATCAAGAGGATTCCACATTTTAAAATGCTTTACATCTGATTCTCCAGTTTCAGCATCTACGTCATATCTGTGTACGACTCTTCCATCTATCATATATTCAAATGCACTTGGTATATGAGTCTTACTTGGAACTATCTTCATTCTATCTGGTCTTAATAAATGAAGTTCTCTTGGTTGACCCCCTATCAACGTATAAACTGCATAAGAATTTCCAGATAATAAAAGAAAAGAATAAAGAGCTTGAAAATATTCATTTCCTGCAAACTGTGGATTTGGTCTTTGTAATAAGTCTATTAGAGGATGTTGGTCTAGTTTCACATCTCCTTGATAAACACATAGGTCTATAGCTGATGCTCCGTGTGCTATCTCATTTACACATCTAAAAACAATAGCATTTTCTTGATAACCTTCTTTTGCTATCTTTTTATAATCGTAATTCTTTTCTCCTACTGGATAGCCAGATTGATACATTACCATAGGAGTTTCTTTTCTTTCTATTCGTTTGAAACGATTAGTTATAAAATCAAACATACCCATTAGTAATTCCCACTTCCTGTGCCAAAAGGATTATTTGTAAAACTTAATTTCCTGTAAGGCTGTAATAATGATTGCAATATAGATGGTTGTTTAAGAGTTCCCTCATAATCTCCTCTGTGTTCATAATTAAAAGCTATCATCTGTAAAATTGCTAATCGAATAGCTTCTGGAACATCAGTCTTGGCTGTTCCATATCCTGCCACATAAACAATCTTAAGTCCATTAGCAACTCTCATTCCTGTAGGCCATGCTTCCCCATCACGCAAATATACCCTTGCAGGTTCTCTTGTGCTATCAACAAAATATTTAGTAGAAGCAAATGTTGTTTCTGTATCGGAATCATTAAAACTTGATATTGATGTAACAGAGCTTGTAGGGGTTGTAGGAAGCTCTATATATCTTTTTCTGATTGACATATCAGGTCCTACCTTAGTCCCCTCCCAGAGAGGATAATCTACCTCATCAATACCATCTATAAACAATGTTATGGTTCTATTTATTAAAGCTCTGCCTGTATAATTTTCTATATGCTGAGTTGCCATCTTTAACAGAGTTATTAACAATGTTTCATCTACTCCCTCATCTAATCTAAGATAATCTCTAATCTCTGAATAGGTAAGGGGGTCTATAGTTGCAGATGTTGTTACTGATTGACCACCCATGTAAAACTCCTATGAATCTAAGTCATCTAATATATTTATACTGATATATTCCGAGTTTGGAAAGGTTTCTATTAAACCCCCAGAATAAGTAACTTGAAACTCGCCTTGATATAATCCTGCTGTATTCGTGTCACTTGCTGAGAACGTATAAGAAACTGCTCCATTTGAAGCATTGGTGATTGTAGCACTTGCATTGACTTTAAGGGAAGAACTATTTACTGCCCTCATCTTAAACACAACACTTGCACTTGCTAGACTTATAGCTGTTCCTGTGCTGTCTGCAATGATTACTGATAATGTAGGGCTTGTATCATTTTGTTTTATGTTAAATGAATAGTTGCTCATTTAGACCTTTTAATTGTTATTGTGCTTCTGTCATTCTTTATTGTTATCACACTTCTGTCATTTTTAATAGTTATTGCCATTATCCCATCAATATAAATGATATAAAGCCAGTAAAGGTAACTGTGAAGTATCCACAAATAGAAACAAAAACAATTTTATCTAGTTTATTTACCCTTGATTCAAAGTTTTCCATTTGATTCTTAATAACTGCTAATTCAGTTAATATTTGGCTTACATCACTCTTGGTCATTAGTCAGCTTCCTTTATAGTTAATTGACCTGTATGTACAAGCCTAAGTATTTCTATATAGTCTGAATTATGTTCATTCATAGGAACAGATCTTATATCATCTGAATTCTTAAATGTTAAACCAATAGAACTGTTTTTACCTGTTTCTGGGCTTTTAAAATATTGTGCTGTTTTTATATCCATATTATGCTCCTATAGTTCAGCTATGTGTTCCCATTTTGCATTTATATCACCATAAGCAAGTATTCTTCCTACATCAGAACCAATAGCACCACTCGTGTTACCATGAACTCTGCATATAAGAGTAGTAGCATTGTCAATAGCAACACTACTAAACGTATAATATGAACCTCCATAAGTATCATTTATTCTCCAGTCTCCACCTAAGTTAATAGAAGGAGCTGCTCGCATTTCTACTGGATATTGATAGTTAATCATAAAAGTACTTCCGTTACCTTGTCCTATACCAGGAATATGCTCATATGCATTTTTTCCACCATACTTATAATAGTACCTCTGACACT